CCACTATCGTTCAAGCCACTATCGTTCAAGCCACTATCGTTCAAGCCACTATCGTTCAAGCCACTATCGTTCATGGTAATACCGGGAGACCCGTATCTACAGGAAGACGCCTGGGGTTAACCGACTTACAATATCCATTCACACACTGAAGAGGGAAGTCGCAGGGCGCCATATCAACACCGCATTGGGCATTGGCAGACCCCTCAAAAGGCTCAATATACTGAGAAATGCGGATATATCTGTCGGCAATGAGAAGCGCAATGGCGAGGGCAGCTATGAATAATAAGCAAGAAATAGCACCGGACTTGTCCATCTATTCTATTCTTATATCTTCTTAACTTGAATTGCCGGCCCCTTCAGACGTGTGGCAGAACGGGGATCATATTCATTCCCCTCCTTCTCCTTCATATGCGCAGCAGAGTGGGCCCAGAACTCGGGCGCCCCAATGCGGAAATCACCGTGCATCTCCGCCTTATACCAGAAGATAATGTCCTCCAACTTATTGCTCTGTGTCGTATTATCCAAGACGAGGCACTCATAGTTTGTCGTGCACTGGTCCATGATCTGGCAGAAGAACTCAAACGACGGAAAGGCAGAGCCATAGTTGTCAAAGATGCGCTTGCGGTTGCTCAGATAGGGCTCGCGCAGAATAAACACATAGTCCACGTTGGTTCTGAGAGCCGGCTGGATACCCAGCGGATACTGCATGGTAATCAAGAAGAAGACCTTGAGCCAGCGACCGTTCATGAAGAGGTAGCGGATATTCTTGTCGTGAGTCCAGCTGTCATCATACATACAGTCGTCCAGAATCATAAGGGAGCGGGGGTCGTAGCGCGACTTCATCTGGCCCGCCGCCTGCTCCGCCATAATCTTCGCCATAATCATCTTCTGCCGCTTGACGAAGTTGGCAAGAATGAGCGGGCTATACTCGCCGTGAATGAAGAGCGGGGGGATCATCTTGGAGTAGAACGAGTTGGACTCCTCCGTTCCTGAGATGACTGTTCCAAGAGGCATGTCTTGGTGGTGAAAAAGGAGGTCACGCACAAGCGTGGATTTTCCAGTGCGCCGGCGCCCGATAAAAACACATACGGCGTCCTGTTGGATTTTGCGCATATCAAACTTACGTAGACTCACGTCCATAGGCGAACTCATTGCTTCTATGTATCCTCTAAAAAATATGCGCTTTTACACGACGCATGTATTCTTGATGAGGAAAAGATGGAAAAACTCCGGGGGATGAACCTTCCAATGCCCAGATTTCTTCAAGAGGATATTCCTGAGGGCGTCAAAGGTATTTACGGCTACAGAAACCTGCAGACCTTCTTCCCCACACTGTCCAAAGTGTTTCGTGTGAACAAATACCAGGCGGCCAAGGTTGCTTATGATCTCCCTTCTGCGCTCGTCGGCGTTGATTGCTCAGGTGGCCAGGGGTTTTGCGCGGCAACCCTTAAGAAGAAGGATGGAACTCAGACGAGCGAGCGTGTCTTCCTGAAGGTGACCCACCTACTTGACCCGGTCCGCTGGATGCAGGGGCGCTATTCCCTTCCACAGGAAGCCGGCCTTCCTGGACACTCGAAGACATGGACGTCGGCCTGGCACAAGCTACAGGATCCCTGGAATCAGGCATATGTTGAGGCGCTTGCCACCTATGCTCTGAGCGGCCTTCGCACATCAGGCGCCTCTCCTCATTTTAACAACTTTTATGGAGCATATTGTGCACGCGCCGATACGTATCGTTACAATATCAACGATGATTACGAGAGTTTTAGAAATGCACGGTGGTTCTGGAATGGAAAGGATCGTGGCCTCTATACGCTGAGCGTTTTGAATGGTTCGGCGCCGGACATGCCAGCGCCTGAGAGCGTGCTGGCCGATATTCTCACCAAGCCTGAATTATCCGATACACAGAGCGAGGAGATACTGGAGTCAATAGATATGAACGCCGATGTGGATGAGGATGCCAGCTTGGAATCTGCATCCATGGATAGCAAGAGTTTTGAGGAGGATGAGGACGAGGATGATGAGGATGAGGATGAGGATGAATCTGCCAACTCTGAGCAGTTTATTGTGTATGCCAACATCTCTGACTTTCCAGTCATGTTAATCTTCACCGAATCAAATGAAAATACAATGGATTCTCTCTTGGATGCGAGGAAGCACACGATTAGCCCTGGAACGGCGGAATGGGAGACCATGTGGTCTGCGTGGATTTTCCAGGTGATTGCTGCGCTGTGTGCCATGCAGAAAGTGTTCGGTATGACGCACAATGATCTGCACACGAATAATATTGTGTGGAGTCCCACGGACCAACCGTTCCTCTTCTACAAGACGTCGGATGGGACAATATGGAAAGTGCCTACGTATGGAAAAATCTTCCGCCTGATTGATTTCGGGCGGAGCATTTTCTCCGTGAATAAACACGTGATTGTGAGCGACGATTTCCGCCCTGGTAACGACGCAGATGGACAGTATTCCTTCAAGCCGCTCTCGCCAAATTCGCATGAAGTCGTTGAGCCGAACCCTTCGTTTGATTTATCTCGCCTGGCGGTGAGTGTATTCGAGTCTCTTTTTCCAGAGAAACCGGCAGAGTCCGAGAGCCAGACAATTCTGAGTGAAGAGGATGGATTAGTTGTGCGCGAGACTGTTTCACCTCTTTACAACTGTCTCTGGTCGTGGATGGTAGATGAGGATGACAAGAATATTTTACAGGAGCCCGATGGCGCCGAGCGGTTTCCCGACTTTGACTTATACAAGCACATTGCGGCGAAAGTTCACAGCGCGGAGCCCTTTTCTCAGATAAATAGGATGCCCTTTTCGCAGTTTAAGACACTAGAGGGGTGTGCAGGTGAGAAGGTGTATTCACTCTTTATCTAAAGGGGGATTGCGTATTAGTATAGATGTCGTATACAGAGGTAGCGGTTGATATTGGATTAGCAGTCGCTACAGCTGTTGGTATTTTTATGTGTTGTGGTTGCGGAATTATTAGTATTGCCTGCGCAGTTCAGAGAAGTCGTATGAGACCGCGGGAAGATAGCGCGGAGGGACTTGTTTAAAGTTATCATACTATTAAATATTTATAGTATAGATGAAATCACAACTTCATTATACAAATATCATTTACCTAACATCGCATCATGCTCTGGCACTATATGCTCTTTACAATCTTCCATCCATTTTCTCTTATAGACTAATGCTTGAGCTAATTCTATCAATACAAATGGTTGGTATGTTGGGAATAACGGCTGGAGCACATCGTCTTTGGTCACATAAGTCGTATGAGGCTGCGTGGCCTGTACGTCTACTCTTCATGCTGGCAAATTCAGCTGCACACCAGGGTTCTATTTATCAATGGACAAGAGACCATAGAATGCATCACAAACATACGGATACAGACTTAGATCCTCATTCCATAAAATACGGTTTTTGGTATTCCCATATTGGCTGGCTTTTTTACAGAAAAACCGATAAATTTTGCGAGGCTTCACGAACAATTATTATGAATGATATAGAAAATGATTCAATTGTTATGTTTCAACACAGAAACAACTTTATATTATCTCATCTTTTCTGTTTTATTCTTCCAACACTCTATGGAAAATATATGTGGAATTCGGCATGGATAGGATATTTCTATTTTGGAGTTCTTAGATGGATCCTTCTTCTTCATTCAACATGGTGTGTCAATAGTGTAGCACACATGTGGGGAACCACTCCGTATAATCCTAGAATCTCTTCAAGACAAAGTGCACTAACTAGTTTAATAGCAGTTGGTGAAGGATGGCATAATTATCATCATACATATCCTTATGATTATAGGGCAAGTGAATTTAATTGGAATAGTGAATGGAATCCAACAACAGTATTGCTAGATGGATTATCTTCGGTTGGCCTAGTCTGGAATAAGAAAGTGGGAAATCATCAGAACCCTGGAACCCCCACCTGAATCTCCATATCATTCGATGCAGCGGCGGCAACTGTGTCGGCAGCGCCGCCCACCATCGTCGCTACGCTTGAGAGGGACGGGAGAAAGGATGCGATTTGCTGGATAGAGTCAGGGAGAAGCTGGATAAGCATAAGGACGAGCACAGAACCGATTATAAAGTCACGCATTATTGATTTTATACTGGGTTTCTTATTCTCCATATAAAAAGTGCTGGCTGCACCGACACCTGCGATTGTTACGCCTCCGATTGCGATACCCGCGGCAAGCATAGTGGAGGACATGTTCTGAGGCTCTTAAGGAAAAAAACAGGAGGTTCTTTCCCGCTTAACTTAACTCTTCATAGTCTCCATCCAGCCCAGTTGGCGGTGCATCTACAAACTGGAGAGTGTCCTCATCATAATCATTCTCAATTGTATTGACCTCGCTCATTATATTTTGCTCGGGATCACTGTGATGAAATACACTATCTATATTTGTAAAGCGGACGCTGGGTTCCGTATCTACCACGATAGTCTGAACCGGGGCAGGAGCTGGGGCAGGGACAGGGGCCTCTACAGGGACCTCTACAGGAACAGGAGCCGGTGCAGGGACCTCTGCAGGAGCTGGTGCAGGAACAGGGACCTCTACAGGAGTCGGTGCAGGAACAGGGACCTCTACAGGAATAGGAGCCGGTGCAGGCACCTCTACAGGTTCAGGTTCAGGAACAGGGGCAGGAACAGGGGCAGGAACAACAGTATTCGCGCTGAGATCTGTGACGGGAACGGGAACGGGTGCCGGAGCTACAGGGATAACAGGCTCACTCTCCTCTTCCTCCTCGCCATCATCATGGAGATACTCCCGTAGAATGCTCTTTACAGGAAGCATTGTGCGAATAGACTGAAGAATACCCTCGCCCAATAATCCCTCGACTAAATTGAGATTCTTCTGGCGCTCAACAGGTGTGCCCGTAGGGGTAAATAGATAGACGTTTGACCAGATAAGACGGGCACAATCGCCAAGAGTTCGGTGAAGAAAATGGTCCAGCTTAGGAATAGAAATCTGCAACTTCTTGTTCTTTGTAGTGAGACGAATCGCTGAAAGCACCTTTGTGTGTGCAATAAAGACGGCAGTCAGGAGCTCCTCCAGATAATCACACTTCGCAAGGGTCTGGATGGTGGTTGTCTCTCTGCGCACCTTATCCACATTCCAGTCGGGCACATCCTTGAGAAGATTCTGGAAGTTCCAAAGAAGCTTCTTAGCGTCCGTATCCTTCTCCTTTGCCTCATCTACCATCTGAAGAAAGTAGCCCAGCAGGGCAGGAACTAGAAACTGGCAAAGCTGACGAGTATACTCGCCCTTCGCCTCGGCATACACGCCAACATTTTCACCAGTTGATTCCATCTCTTTTTTGAGATGGGTTCATTTGAAGAAGAATTTCACGCAGTTTGAGCGTGTAAAAAGTAAGCGAGCTGTGCCCAAGGAGATGCGCCGCCCCCTATTGCTGTAATACAGCGCTGAAGAATCTTGTTCTCCCATCCATACTTTTTGAAACAATGATCAAATATCTCAAACGGATCAATACCATCCTGGCGCATCTTTGGAATGTCGTTCCACGTAGGATTCTCAGGTGGTGTAGACTGTTTTATAAGTCCAAGGCGTTTAGCCTCCTCAATATTTCTGCTCTTTCTGAATGACGTCTTGGATGACATATTCACAATTGTGCAGCGACTCAGAATCGGCGGTGAGAGCTTCCAGGGCTCGCGCACCTCCAGCACACATGTTATATTGGAAGATGCGGTCTCCAGAATTCTGCGAAGAAATGCCTGCGCCTCTTGGGTCAGATCATCCGCACCTTCCAACCATACATACATTGTATCTCTGGCACGAACTTGCTGGTGTAGCACTTCGCGACCCTCTCGCAGCGATCTGTCAATGCGCGTATTCCAGCGGAACAACTTCGCCTTGTGAAGTTTCGCATGCGACCGAATCCACTCCGTTTTTCCTGAACCAGGTTCTCCACAGACGAGAAGTGCGCCTTTGGGGGACTGGGCTTTTGCGGCCATCTTTAGGTTTACAGATGTTTACCCTTAGACCTTTAATTAGATAAGAGACGTGTGTTGCCCAGAGATATACACGGCATTCTTGTATCCCAGTTCATGAAGCTTATCAGTTGCCATCCTAGCTCTGTGTCCTGTATTGCAGTATGCAAGAATGCGGGCCTTTTTATTTGGAAGCTGTTGAGGAGCCTCGACAGGAAGATCCGCACTTTGGATATGAAGAGAACCAGGATATATACCTAGCGTCTTACGCTCTGCGTCAGTGCGTACGTCTAAGACAACAT